TTGAGGTATACATTGATAAAAAAAATCATCAGCATGTCGCTGATAAATATCATATGAATAGGCAAAATATGTATAAACGTATTAATAAAATCATCGAAAAAATCGTTTAAAGCTTAAGTTGCGACAATGTAACCAAAAATCTGTGTTATTATGATAGTGTGGAATTAGCGGGAAGTATTTCCCCCACCCATTAAGTTCCTGCTAATCTAACTAGCGATAGTAACTCTACGGAGACTATTGCGTAAAGGCATCTATGGTACTCATAGGTGCTTTTATTTTGGAAATAACGATATTAACTTTAATTTTTTTTATTCGTAACATAAATAGTGTTTATTTATAATATATTATTTATTCATAAAAGGATGTGTGATAAAATGAGAATAAAGAAATATAAGGGTGAGGACTTTATTATGAACACTGAAAAGTTAGTATTAAGGTTTGGTGGAGAGAATGAGATTGATTTGGAAACATTATCTGTATCATTGAATTCTACAGTGATGGTATTGAATGATCTGGCAAAAGAAGTTGTCAGTGAAAATGATTATTGTAAATTCAAAGTAGAAAATATAGAAAAAGGTAGTTTCATTGTTGAAATAAGACAAATACTAGAACTAGCTCCTGCGTTACTTCCGTATGTTCCTAGCGTGTTAACTACGTTTAAGACTATTTTAGACATAAGAAAAATGTTAAAAGGTGAAAAACCAAAATCTATTTCAAAAGAAAATGGAATGGTTTCGATTACATCAAGAGATGGTGTTGTATATAATGCTAACGAAATGATATTTAACATTTATACGTCAAATGATAACATTGAGAAAGAATTAGCTAAAATGTCAAAATGTGTTGTTAGAGATAATGCAAGAAGTGATTTAAGTTTTGGATTTCAAAACGAAAATGGATACGAAAAGATTGAAATGAGTAAAGAAGAATTGATACCTTTATCAAAAGCACAAGATGTAGGTTCATTTAATGAGAACATACAAGAGAATATCATGATTACAGATATAAAGATTAGGAAACCGGATTTAATCGGTGATTCCAAATGGCAGTTTGTTTTGAATGGTAAAAGTATATATGCTGATATATTAGATCAAGAGTTTTTAAGCAAAGTTCACGCAACTAACAGTAACATTAAGTTTCATAACGGTTTGATGTTAAAAGTAGAACTATTGGTTAGATATACTGATGAAAAAATATTAGGATATAGAATATTGAAAGTTATTGAATTTAATTAAGCGCCAAGTGCGCTTTTCTTTTATCTAACAGGAGGTGAATGACATGGCAAAATACGATTATTGGCTAACAGATGACGGACTGCAGCTGCTTGCAGGCTGGGCACGATCAGGACTTACAGATGAGCAGATTGCACATAATATCGGTATATCCAGAGAGACACTGTATCAATGGAAGCGTAAGTATTCTGACATAGCTGACACCTTAAAAGAAAATAAGCAGATCGCTGATATCGCAGTGGAGAATGCTTTATATAAAAGAGCATTAGGATATACATATACTGAAACGACTAAAGAAGCAGGTAAGGTCACGAAAACAGTTGAAAAGGAAGTAGTGCCTGACACCACAGCGCAGATATTTTGGCTGAAGAATAGGCAGCCTGAACGCTGGAGGGATAAACAAGAAGTGCAGAATACAGGCAACATGGACTTTAATGTAACGATCAAGGTGGTTGAGTAATGAATATAGAGATCACCAAGAAACAGCAATTATTTATAGAATCACAGGCATTTGAAACATTGTACGGAGGAGCTGCCGGTGGCGGTAAATCCTATGGGCAATTGATCGATGCCTTTTTATATGCGTTGAAATATCCAACAAGTAAGCAACTTGTATTAAGACGTACCTTTCCTGAGCTTGAAAAGTCTCTAATCCGTGTATCGTTAGGTCTGTATCCAGCAGAAGTAGCTAAGTACAATTCAGGGAATCATGTGTGGACATTTAAAAATGGTTCATTAATCGATTTTGCTTATTGTGACAACGAGAATGATGTTTACAAGTATCAATCCGCAGAATATGATGTGATCCGTTTTGATGAGCTGACACACTTCACCGAAACCATGTACACCTATTTATTAAGTCGTATCCGCGGTGCTAACAGCTTTCCTAAGTTCTGCAAGAGTTCTACAAACCCCGGTGGTATCGGTCATACATGGGTAAAGTCAAGATTCATTGATATTGGAGCACCTATGCAGCTTCATGACTTCAAAGGAGGTTCACGGCAGTTTATTCCTTCTTTAGTCACCGAGAATAAATTTCTCATGGAATCAGATCCGGGTTATCTTGAACGCTTAGAAAACCTAAGTGAATCAGAGAAACAAAAGCTGCGGTATGGTAACTGGGACATCTTCGAGGGACAGTATTTCGATGAGTTCAGACGTGACATACATGTGTGCAGACCTTTTGATATACCGCCACACTGGAAACGTTACTTTACTATGGACTATGGTTTAGATATGCTTGCGGGATATTGGATCGCTGTGGATACACAAAATCGCGCTTATGTGTATAAAGAGGTGTATGAGAGTAATCTTATCATCAGTGCGGCAGCAGAATGCATAAAAGCGTGTAATGGCACCGATAAGATATACAGTTACTTAGCACCGCCCGACTTGTTCAATCGGCGTCAGGAGAGCGGAAAAAGCGTTGCTGACATATTCAGTGAGCATGGAATCGTGTTGAGCAAAACATCTAACAAGCGTGTGAATGGTTGGCTTGCAGTGAAAGAGTGGATCAAACCGTATAAGGATGAAACAGAGACTTTGACAAGTGCTTTAAAGATATTTCCTGGCTGTGTGAATCTGATCCGAACGCTGCCGGCAGTGCTGCGTGATCCAAAAAATTATGATGATGTAGCAAATGAACCGCATGAGCTGACACACGCACCTGATGCATTAAGAGGCTTTTGCGTGAGCTATACATCACCGACAAGAGCGATTCAGCAGCAACCGAAATTTAATTTTGACTTTGAAAAACCTAAGAAAAAACCAGGAGGACAAGGCACGAAAAGTCGTGCGATATAAACATGGAAATACTAACACTACTGACAACGGTAGCCGTAGGAGCTGCCTTTTTATTTGCGTATCGTAAAGGGCTAAAAGACGGACTAGCGCTCAACAAGAGCGAAGTCAAGACAGCGCTTGAACCCTTGTTTAAACCACCTAAGTTGAGACGAGATACGAAAGAGCAGCGGCGAGCAAAGCTGATTGCACAGAATATTGAGAATTATACCGGTAGTGCAGAAGGGCAGGTGAAAGTTAAATGAATGATGAGTTAGCACAGAAGATATGGGAGCTGTATCAAAAAGGTGTAGACCATCATAACAAGATGGCTTTATACTCCAAGACCACACAAGCCTATGATTTTTATGAGGACAGGCAGTGGGTAGGTGTAGAGGCAGGCGGTGAGACATTGCCCTTTTACAACTTTATTAAACCGGTCGTTAAATACAAAACCGCCTCAATCGCCATGAATGAAATGGCTATCGTTTACACACCTTTAGAATCTGATGAAGTGTTTCAGCAGGCATGCGAGACACTTAATAGATATGCTGAAAAACAATGGGAAAAGTTGAAAATGGCTACTCTTGCATGGGACTTAGTGAAAGCAGGCAATATTGCCGGCGACAGCTATATCTACTTTTATGACGGCGGTAACAAGGCGCAGATCATTGATAACACTAACATCTATTTAGGCGATGAGCAGCTGGCGGATATACAAAAGCAGCCGTATATCTTGATCAGCGAGCGGTTGAGAGTTGAAGATGTAAAAAAGATTGCTGAAGCTAATGGAATTGATCCTGATGAGATCACCAGTGATGAGCAGGAGCATCAGACAAATAAACCAATCGAGGTTAAAGACGATAATGGCAAATGCACATCTGTTTTAAAGCTTTGGAAAGATAACGGCGTTGTGCATTTTTGTAGGGCTACTAGAAACGTAGTCTACGAGCCTGATACAGCGATTGATGGCTTGACGTTTTATCCAGTGGCTAGCTTTGTGGTTGAGCAGCTGCATAACTCCGCAAGAGGTAACGGCGAGGTTAGACCATTGATTGCAAATCAGATTGAGGTTAACAAGACCTTGTACAGACGTTCTTCAGCGGTCAAGACTGCTGCTTTTCCTCAAGTGGTTTATGATGCTGAAAAGATTGATAATCCCGAAATGATTGGTGAAGCAGGTGCAGCATTAGAGGTACACGGAAGCGTAGCATCTGTAAAAGATATGATCGCATATCTGCAGCCTAACGGTGTCAGCAATGACGCTAAGGTGCTGGGTGATGAGATGCTGCAAACGACCAAAGACCTTGCCGGTGCCGGTGATGCAGCACTCGGACAGATCAACCCAGAGCAGGCATCGGGTAATGCCATTATTGCAGTACGTGACCAAGCGGCTATACCGCTGAATGAATCCATCAGCAACTACAAACAGTGCATTGAGGATATAGCTAACATCTGGTACAGCATGTGGGTTGCCTACAATGTAGAAGGTATGCAAGTGACGATCACTGATGAAAACGGTCAGGAGCAGCAGGCGGTAATAGATGCAGAAACATTGCAACAGTTACAAGTCAATGTGCGTGTCGATGTATCACAGGCAAATCCATACAGTCGATATGCACAGGAAAAATCATTAGAGAATTTATTTATGAATCAACAACTGAGTTTTGAAGAATACATCAATGCTCTTGATGATAGCTCATCAGTGCCAAAAAATAAGATGCTGGCTGTTATCGAAAAGCGAAAACAGCAGCAAGATAATGAGCTGATGATGCAGAATCAACAACTGCAGGCACAGAACCAGCAGTTAAATGAGTACGTCAATCAAGTAGCTCAGCAATTAGGCTATCAAGGAGGTGAGCAGGATGTCGTGCAGCAAATGCCAGTGTGAGATGCGTATTATCAAGGCTGAGAATGTAATCAGAAACGGTAAATTATACGTGGATCATCATGTCAAGTGCATCAATCCACAGTGTGCGGATTATGACAAGGTGCAAATCATCAGCAATGAACAGCCGGTGAAAATCGAAAAGTAGGTATTAAGCGCTAAGACGCTTTTTATATCGCATTGAATAGCGTAAAAATCGGGAGGATAACATGGAAGAATTAGAAACAAGCGTAGAAATGCAGGAGGTCGCTGAACCTGAAACACAAGTCGAAGAGACACTAACAGAACCGGTAGTAGAACAGGCGGAAACGGAGGAAGTCGCCAAACCTCAACAGACACCGGAAGAAAATGCAGCCTTTGCACGTATGCGCAGAGAGCAAGAACAAGCAAGACGTGAAGCAGAAATCTACCGCAAGCAAGCGGAGCGCATGGCACAAGCTGCCAGCAAATTCGGCTATCAAGGTAATCCGGATGAGGTTGCTGATCAGATCGAGGCTGCCGCAACTGGTAAACCGTTAGAACAGGTACGTTCAGAGCGTTTACAGCTAGAACAATCAATGCTTCAAGCCCAGCAGGCGGCTGCGGAAAGAGATCTATACAAAAACCAGCTGATCGAGTTTCAAGTTAAATCCGCAATGGAAAGAGACTTGGCAGCGATCCGCAAGATTGATAAAACAGTGAAAAAACTGGATGATCTTGGCCCTGAGTTTGCGAGTTTGGTAAACAGCGGAGTTGATGCACAGACTGCTTACTTTGCAGTAAAGGCAAAAGAGCAAGCCAACACCAAACCAAAGCCAAAGGATATAGGTGCAATCGGCAGCGGAACAAAAGAAAAAGATTATTATACACCTGATGAAGTGGATCGTTTAACCGACGAAGAAATGAATGACCCAAAAATCAGAGCGAAAGTAAGAAAGTCAATGACTAAATGGAAATAGGAGGAATAACTAAATGAGTTATGCAAATTTTAAGCCTACATTCTGGGCAAAGGAAATTCAAAAGGCATTAGAAGCAAAATGCAAGATCGTGAATGACTGCTGGACTGCATTCGAAGGCGAATGTAAGAAAGGCGAAAAGGTTAAGATTATTGGTTTGGGTGAAGTGACGATTGGTGACTACAAAGGAACATTGCCTGATCCTGAGACACTTGCAGATAGTTCAGTCTATATGGATATTGATCAAGCGAAGTTCTTCAACTTCAAGATTGACGATATTGACAAGGCACAGGCACGTGAAGGTCTGATGGAAATGTATTTAGAAGAAGTCACCGATAAGATGGCACGTGTACGTGACCGACACGCTGCTTCAATCGCCACACAGGCGGGCGGTATGTCAGCTTCTACTAAATTGACAACAGCTAAAGATGCTAAAGCGTTGATTGATGCTGGTCTACTGTATTTGCGTGAAAACAATGTAGAAATTGAAGATAAGGTATTTATCGAAATCCCTTATTTCATGTATCAGCTGTTTAAGGATAATCTTGTTGAATTAAAAACCAACAATGACGAGCTGATTAAAAAAGGCATCGTAGGTATGTACGACAACTGTGTAGTTAAGTATTCAAACAATCTATACAATGATGGCACAGACACATACGCAATGATTCGTACCAAGAAAGGTATTGCATTTGCTTCGGGTATCGACCGGACAGAAGCATATCGCCCTGAAAAATCATTCAGTGATGCAATTAAAGGTCTAAACACATTTGGCGCCAAATCAGTACGTCCAAAAGAATTATATGCAATTAAGGTACATAAATAGGAGGATATAAAAAATGGCAAAGACAGAAGTAGTAAACACAAAATTAAAATTCAATGAACCAAAAGAAGTCGGTGCAGCCGTAACCTTAACAGCAGAGGGTGCGGTGGTTGATTATACAGGCAGTTCCGATGAGCTGATCCTGTTACTGATCGGAGGTGCAGCTGCTACCATCAAAGCCGGTGATGGTATCCAAGCTACCAGTGATCTAGCAGTGCCATTTGAAACAGGCAAGCAGAAAGCCGTTGTCGTGGAATCGGGTAAATACTTATTCCACACCGGAGAAAACAAAGGGAAGATCGTTATTGAAGGAACTGGTGCAACCGTTCAAGTGATTCAATTACCATAGGGGGCTTACAAGCCCCTTCTTTTTGTAAAAGGAGGGTAGACATGGACTGGAAAACTATCAAATTACTAAGTTTGCAGAAGATGTTTTTAATCACAGGCAACAGCATAGTAGAAGATGAAACCACACTAGAATATCTCAATAAGATGTGGGGAGCTGCCAACGAGGCAATGATTCGGCTTGCGACTATCGGTAAGACGATCATGCGACAGAAAACGATTGATCTAAGTGATGAGCGCATTATATCTGCGGATAAAATGTATATCAATTTGCTTGATTTCTGCACTGACTTATTCAATGTCAATACTGCGGGTGTAAGGCTAAACGAAGAACCGTTCAGCCGTTTTGAACTTTACGGTCACACAATGGTGCTAGAACCCCAAGAAGGAATGCTGTCTGTCTTGTATTACGCTTATCCAGCACTTTTAAAGCCGGATAGTCCCGATGATACAGAGATACCACTTGATATAGATGCTGCTGTATTAATACCACTCTATATCGCAAGTGAGCTGTATAAAGATGATGATAACTCACTGGCTACCATGTATCGAAATCAGTTTGAGACAGGGCTTGAAAGTCTAGTGCCTAAACAACAAACAAATAAAGCGAGGTTTGTGCGTCATGGCGCAGTTTAAAGTACCGGCAAGTCCTAAGCTGTACACCGTCAATATTGAGCAATTCAAGGGCGTTGATTTTAGCAATAACCCTACTCAAGTAGCAAATGGTCGCAGTCCCGATGCCGTCAACATGATTAGTAATCAGGCAGGGTTTCCTATTAAAACACAAGGCTACGAGTTAGTCTATGATTTTGGTTCAAGAATCAACGGTATCTATCGCTTATATGACGGTCAGGAGCATTTGCTTATCCATGCTGGCACGAAGCTGTATGAGGGCTTTACAGAGCCGACATTGCTTAGTGATAACATGGCAGATCAAAGATCAATGGGATTTCAGATGTCGGAGAAATTATGGCTGCTTGACGGTGCATCGTTTAAAGTATACGGAAAATTTGATGATACTTACGCTGTTAAAGATGTCACGGAGATTGCTTATGTGCCGACTACCTCTATTGCTAGGGGGGCAGCTTCCGGAGGGACAAGCTTTGAGAACGTCAATCTATTGCAGCCAAAGAGAAAAAATAGTTTCCTTGCGAAAAAAGACGAAACAACATTTCAGCTTGATGCGTCAGAGATTACCGAGGTGCTGGAAGTTAAGGTGTTGGATAAGTCGGGTGAGTGGGTTGTAAAAACAGTGGATACGGATTATACCGTTGATTTAGCGCTGGGGCAAATCAAGTTTACGACTGCACCTGGTGAAAGCCCTGTACTTGGTCGTGATAACGTGGAAGTCTTGTTTAGTAAGCAAGTAAGCGGATATACAGACAGGATCAATAAATGTACTACTTACGGTATTTATGGTGTCGGCGGTACGGATAACCGTGTTTTCTTGACTGGTAATCCTGATATGGCTAATTTTGACTGGTTCAGTGCAGTTGATGATCCATCTTATATTGGTGATCTTAATTACTCCCGCATTGGGCAATCCTCGGCAATCATGGGATACCGTAAGATCGGTGAGTATATGTCAATCCATAAAGAGGACAACGAACAGGACCCGACAGTGTATTTACGCAGCGGTTACTTGGACAACAACAATAATCCGGTATTTAGCGTTAAGCAGGGTGTTGTTGGTGTCGGTGCGGTGAGTAAATACGCATTTGCTAATTTGCGTGACGATCCATTATTTTTATCAAGACAAGGTGTCAATGCGGTAGTGACTAACTCGATCACTGGCACACGATTTGCACAGGATCGCAGCTATTACATTAATGCCAGATTAACGCAGGAGCCGAACATGGAAGATGCAACAGCTATTGAGCATAACGGCTTTTACTATCTCAGCATGAACGGTCATGTATATGTAGCGGACAGCCGGCAGAAAACCTACGAAAAGAACGCCGTATCAGAAAGTTATCAGTATGAATGGTACTACTTAGATAACCGGGATGCCCGGTGTTGGTTCGCAAACGATGAAAGCTTTTATTTTGGCAGGACAGATGGTAAGCTGTGTAAATTTAATGATTTAATGTTTGACCTTGACGAGCCAACGAAAGCCTATTGGACGACGCCGTTATTTACTTTTGGTGAGCTGATCCATTATAAGACACTCAAACAGTTTATCCTGATGCTGAACCCTTACTTAAAGAGTTCAGTTGATATTTATTATCGGGTGAAGTCGGTGGAGAAGCTAGTTAAAAGCCAACAGTCGGACATTTTTGACTTTAACAATATAGATTTTGAACGTTTTACTTTTAATACAGATGATGGGCCAAGACTTATGGCCACAAATAGAAAAGCAAAAAAATTCATGATGATCCAGTTCTTATTTAAGAATGAACAACCTGAAAGCTTCGGCTTTTTACAGCTTGCGTTGAATTACATCATCTTGAATGCAAGATATAAAGGAGGCAGCTAATGTCACTCAATGATTATAAAATAAACACATTTAGTAAGCCTGTTTCCGCATTGGCAGACAGGCCAAGAATCACCGCTGCCGAGCTTAAAGCATGGTTTGACAGCAACAGTACCAATGAGATTAAAACGAGCATCAACAGTCTTATTGACGCTCTTGTTGCATTGACAGGAGCTGATCAGATCGGTGTAAGTGTAGAGGGTATCGCACAGCAGACCGTATTCGGTGTGCTGACAGCTCTTAAAGTCTTGATCGATGATCGCTATACGATTGCTCAAACAGACAGTCGATTATTATTAAAATTTGATGATGCGAATGCACAGGATTTAGTTAAGACAGTCAATATTGATAGACAGACCGGTGTATTTACTGTTACTAAGTATGATGGCACTGTTGAGACTTGGGACACGGCCATAGAAAAGGTAGCAATTGATGCCAAGCTAGACGGTACAGATTTTGTATTAACGCTGGTTGATGGCACTGAGCAAAGAGTGTCTTTATCAGCCTTTGTAGATACATATAACTTTATTACCAGTGATACGATACAGGTAATAGAGACAGTCGGTAATAGCTCAAAAAGTTACACGTTTAATATAAGACCAGGATCAATCAAAACTGAAATGATGGACCCTCAGTTATTAACGACGATCACAGGTTATGTTGAGAGTGCTTCAGCTTCCGCAGCCAGAGCGGCAAGGAGCGCCGAATCAGCCCTTACATCAAAACAAGATGCAGTAAGTTCTGCGGCAGCTGCTTTAACAAGTGAGCATAACGCAGCGCAGAGTGAGGCTAATGCTTTACTGTATAAAACTGCAGCCGAGGAATCAGCAGCAAGCGTCGAAACATCAGCAACCGAAGCCGCAGAAAGCGCAAAGTCAGCGTTAGCAAGTAAAACCGCAGCAGCTAATTCAGCGACAGCGGCATTATCAAGCGAAACAAAGGCAAAAGCCAGTGAGACAGCCGCAGCAACAGCAAAAGTGTCAGCAGAAGCATCTCAAACTGCCGCATCTACATCAGCGGTTGAAGCGGCGAACAGTGCAGCATCAGCCTTAGCGAGCAAGAATGCAGCTGCCACATCCGCGACAAATGCCTCAGCAAGCGAAACAAAGGCAAAAGCCAGTGAGACAGCAGCGTTAACCTCTCAAACCTCGGCAGCATCATCAGCGGATCGCGCTGAGGAAGCAGCAAAACGAGCTGAAAATATCGCCGGCCTTGAAGTAGTCGTAAAATCAGATATTATCAATGATCTAACATCGGGAGGTGTAGAAAAGGTTTTATCAGCAGAACAAGGTAAAATCTTGCAAACCAATAAAGTAGATAAAGTATCAGGTAAAGGGCTATCATCAAACGATTATACAACCGCAGAGAAAAGTAAATTAGCTGGACTATCGAATTATAACGATGCACAAATAAAAGCAGATATAACATCTGCTAACAATGCTATCGGTCAGCTACAGACAAGAGTTGAGAGTATTGATAACAGTAAGGTAGATAAGGTCAGTGGCAAAGGGTTGTCAGCGAACGATTATACGACTGCTGAGAAAAATAAGTTAGCAGGATTGTCTAATTATGATGATACTGAGCTAAGATCAGATGTCGAAAAGTTAAAACAATATCCGATCAACGAAGCATTAACTTTATTAGCCGCTAATTGGTCTAGTTCAACTCCAGCAACTTATACAGTAACAGACAATCGTTATACTGCTGCTGTATCTGATTGGGATATACGTCCCGGTGTAAATATGACAGAGGCAGAGACTGATGTATTAAGTGCAGCTGACATTGATATAGACGGCAGCCATGATGGTTATTTTGTGCTAACTGCAAATGGTGATAAGCCGACAATAGACTTACCAATTTTGATAAAGATATGGAGGTTGTAGAATGATTGATAATCGATTAGTAAAGGCTGGAGGCTCCAGTAATTTACTGTATGTGTTAGAAACTATAAGTGAGAATACGACATGGATCTGTCCGGAAAATATCGCGTCAAAAGTCTGTGTGAGATTGTTTGGCGGAGGTGGTGGTGGCGGTTGTGGAAATTTTAGATATACAAATGGTCCTTTGAATGGGGGCGGTGGAGGCGGAGGCGGACACATGGCTTATGGAGAAATAGATTTAGCTGGTGGAACTTCGGTAAATATAACTATTGGAAGCGGAGGAAGTATTGGATCGAATGCTGGTTCAACAACTAATCTTACTAATGGAGGCAACGGTGGAGCAACATCTTTTGGATCCTATGTATCTGCTCAAGGCGGCGGGGGTGGAAAATCTGCAGGGTCTTATAGTGGAGGCTTAGGAGGCGCTGGCGGTTCAGGCGGCGGTGCTGGCGGTGCTGGCGGTGCTAGTGATAGCTCTGGTGATATATCTGAAGTAGCTGGAGGATCCGCTACTTATGGAGGCATAGGAGGTGCTGGAGGAATCAGGGTTAATCGTACATCTTATGATGGGAAACCGGGTGGTGATGGAATAAATATAACTTTATTAAATAACCCTATGTTAATAAAAGGCATCGCTAAAGGAGGAACTGGTTCTATTGGAGGTTATACAGGAGTTGGAGGATTTAGTAGCTGTTCAGGCGGCGGAGGTGGCGGAGGTGGCTATGGATCACCAGGAACTAACGCCGTGAAAGTTTCTTACAGTGGAGGCTGTGGTGGAGGCGGCGGTGGATATGGAGGCTCATACGGTTATGCTTGCGGAGGCACCGGAGGAGTATATGAAAATACTTCACCAACTAAAGGAACAAAAGGCGTCGTGTTAATTTCATATTTGGTAAAACAAAAGAAGGATGAGTTGTTACCCATTTAATGGAGGAAATATAAATGAGAATAGCAGAAATCAATTACAATCAAGTCGTCAATATCCGAACTGATATTGAGAGTATAGAAGTTGCATATAGAGACTACTATGCCTCTAATATTTTATTAAAAGAAGCCCATGACGAAGTTCTTGTGGGTTGGGGATATGACGAAGAAAATAATCAATATATCCAGCCGAGTGCAGAAGGTATGACATATTATGCAGAGGGTGAATATTGGATGTTGCTGCCGGATGGTTTAACACAGGAACAGATTGTTGCAGATATTCGGGACTCAAGAATCAAGCAGAATCAAGATATTGTGGATTACTCAATTGACAAATACACAATGGAATTGATTGCGGAAGGAGTAATATCATGAGAACTTATGTAGAAAGTTTGAAACGTTGTTTTGATAAGGGGGAAATCACCTCAGTAAAGATACAAATGATGATCACCTTAACGGATGAAGAAAAGGAATACATTCTCACTGAAAAAGACAAGGAGGCAATATCACAAAATGATAAATAATAATATTAAAAATCTCGGGGGGGGGGTATAATAGTACATCATTAATTAGTGATTTTGTATCCCCGTGGTATCTATTGGCACAAGCTGGCAATCTGCGTCCATTTAAAGATCTGGAAAACGAGAATATTGTTGAACCATATTTCACAGGTTTATATACTTGTGTCTATACAAAAAATTATTTTGTATTTTTACAGCAAGCAAGTGACGATGTATATATTTACATCGAAATATATAAGCTTGAAACATGGGAAACCGTATTAAAAAGGAAAATGTTTACTGAATACTCAAACAAATCGGTATTAGGAAGTTGCGTTGCCTTAAACATGACGTATGAGGATGATATTTATTTGATTGCTAGTGATTTTTCGTCGATCTTGAATATAAGGATTGATGAGACTCAAGCAAACAAATATGTATTTAATCTGATTACGCTGCCAAGAAAAATGACTGATTATGTGTCGATTTGTACGCTTGGTAATACTGCGTATATGTTTGGATTCAGGACAGACGGGGGTACATCATCAAGCGCAAACACTACCTACACAAGTGTTATTAAATTTGATGCTCAGTCAAAAGCTGTTACAGTATTAGGCGTAAATACAAGCGACATGGGTTTCAATGTAGGTGGCCAAAATTCAAGTAACGCGCAAAGATCGTCCGGGGTTTACGGATGTTTCCCTTATAGTGATAATGAAATCATGATTTTTGGTAAGCACGCAGACACCGAATTAAAGACGACGCGCATGGTCTTATATAACACCATAACAGGTGAAAACAAAAATGTTACTGACGATCCTGAATATACTTATCTAAAAAAATTAAACACATTCAGCACTTTATTCGGTAGTTCGACAAGCAATATTAAAAGCGCAAGAAATCCTGTATCTGCAAATGGTTTGATTTTATATTCAACTTCAAACTCTATAACAATACCAACAGGTGGCGGTAATTCAAACAATAACAACTGGTATTTGGATAATAAAAATTCCGCCCATATTACCTTGCGATTACATATTGTCGTTGATACTAAAGATAAAAAATTGTTTAGTACATGGATCCCGGATATGACACCGTCTTCTGTGTACATAAGTGGCTCTTACAGCAGCGGCAGATATGGACTTTCTTACAAATGGTTAAGTGCTGATGGATCATTTAGACAGGTGCCTTCAGGAGCTAATACAACCGGTATTGATATTCGGCGAGCGCTTGTATATGACTTAAATCGTAAATCAATCAAGGCGTTTTCGATGGATACAACCGATACAAAGCTGAGGGCTGTTGGTGCAATGATGATAGACTTTGTGGTGGTTGTAAAAAAAGGGGTACAGGTTAAACCTTTTTCCGAGATACCATCACCAATGCAAGTGCGCTTCGTGCGGCCGTCAAATCTTAGCATCATAAATGTCGAACCAGATGGAGAAGGTTATTACGAGGCGCCCGAAGAATGTTATTTATACATGGCGATTGAAAACGATAGGGTCATTAAGCCGTCAACATATCCTTTAGATGGGTATCCATACATCAACGAGCAGCCATTTAAAATTTTGGTAAGGTAGGGGGTGTATAATATGCTAAATAGATTAGATGGCTATGATGTAATAGAGGCTGAATTGCAAGAATATCTTGCTGGATTGACAGCGCCGGTATTTGATGTAGAGGTAATAAAAAAAGAAAATATATACGAAGTGTACTGCAACAGTACACTTTTGTATTTTTCGGAGGTGGAAGTGAAAGCCGATGAAGAAAAGAAACGTCTTGAAGATTGCTGGCAGCTGGAACAGGCGCAAAAGCACTTTGCAGACAGAAAGATTATGCCGATGCCTGAGCCTGAACCTGTGCCAGTATTGACCGACAGGGAATTAATAGAACGGATATTAGACATACAAATCGAACAGGCGTTAAACGTTGAATATCTTGCTTGCTTAAAAGAATTAGAAATTTAAAGAAAGGAGTTTTGCAATGACAACTTATGAAATGCTCGAAAAGCATATCAACAGTAAAAAAAGAGATGGTGTATTTGATGATTTAATGAAGGACACACTTAAACACAAACTTGATATTTTCTTGCTGTTTAATCGCATCAGTGAAAGTCAGTATAATATACTAATGAAACAAATGGAGTAAGCAGATGTTCGGTTATGAAATAGTAAAAAAGAAAAAGAAGCGTGATCCAATCCGCTTTTCTAAAAAGATTATGATTATTTCAATGGTATTTATAACAGTCTACATTGTGGGCTGTTTTATTTTGTCTTGGCACGTTGGCACACCAATAGATAGTACACTGCATACATGTGTATTTGCGTATTTTTCGGTAGAAGGTATGGCTAATGCTTGGATAAAAATCACAAAAATAAAGGAGGAAAAGAAAGATGGAATTGAATGAAACGATTAAATTGATGAATAGCAAAGATTATAAGGATAGGTTTAGAGCTGAGTATTATCAGCTTAAAATCAGATATGAAAAATTACATAAAATGGTAGTCAAATATGAAGCTGAAAAGCTAAAATTTACACCTTCATGTACTCTTGAACTTTTGAAGGAACAGAAATCACATATGGGAAGATACTTGTACTGTTTAGAAGTAAGAGCAGAAATTGAAGAAATAGAACTTTAGGAGGAAATCAAATGAAATGGTTAATTGAAAATTGGTATTTAGTAGTAGCTGGTGTCGTGTGCTGTGTAGGCGTTGTTTATGGGTGTAGAGTGTTCATGAACAAGCCGACTAACGAACAGGTGGCAAACATCAAAGAGTGGCTCAGATGGGCTGTTATGGAAGCTGAGAGGGAATTGCAAGGTGGGACAGGGCAAGCGAAGTTGCGTAAAGTCTATGATATGGCTATTGCAAAATTCCCGTGGTTATCGTTTATCGCATTCGATAAGTTCAGTATTTGGGTTGATGATGCGCTTGTTTGGATGAAAGAACAATTAAAAGTAAATGAAAACATCAAGGCGTATGTAGAAGGGAAATAGAGAATGAAAGAATTTTTAATGACAACTTACACGATAGTATTACCTATCTTGATGGGGTATGTAGTTTGGTTGTTAAAAGACCAAAAAAAGACAAGAGATGCTAACAGCGCTGGTACTCTTTGTCTATTAAGGGATAAATTAATGTTTTATCATGACAAATATACTGATAAAAAGTCAATCCCACCATACGCATTAGAGAATTGGGAAAAGATGTATAAAGCTTATCGTGATTTAGGCGGTAACGGTATGATTGTTGGAATGGATGCAGAAGTAAGAAAACTGCCATTGGAGCATTAATATGGAAAAGCTAATGTTCTCGATGAAATGTATTAATGTTACACAGGGAGTCAACGGCTCCCTGTCTCATCAAGGTACATACGCTATTGACAACGCAGGTAAGGATACTGGCATTGATGATGTTTACGCTCCATGCACAATGATAATTAAATATAAGGATAGCACTAAAAACGGTAACGCTGTGTTTGCACAATCGATTGACAAGGTGCAATTTGCTGATGGCTCTCTTGATTATGCAACAATGATGTTTATACACGATAATGACATATCAGACTTAAAGGTGGGTCAAGTAATCAATCAAGGTGCAGTATTTTATCAAGAGGGCGTTGCTGGCAAAGCAACTGGCAACCATTGTCATATTGAGGTAGCTAAAGGAAAATACACTAAACCTTACGTGTTAAATGCTTATAAAGTATATATGTTGCCTAACAGCGTACATCCGGCATCAGCGTTTTACATAGACGGCTGCACAATTAAAAACGGTGCTGGCTATCAATGGAAAAAGACCACAGACAAGATTACTAACTGGATCAGCTGCGGTAATGCAAAATGGCAATATCGCAAAGACGGAAGGCTTATTAAAAATGATATGATATGGGACAGTGAGTATGGAGCTTGGTATGCATTCGATGCACAAGGGTACATGATCCGCAACTCATTGTTTCAATATCAAGGTAAGTTCGTGTATCTTCAGGAAAGCGGAAAAATGCTGAAGAATGCAGAGCTGCGCTTAAAGGCAGATAATTCAGGTTATCTGAAGGAGGTATAACATGGCAAAGAAAAAGAGACAGCCAACACCACAAGAATTAGCGGATTCCGCAGGAGCATATGCAGAGTATATTAAAGGTGGAGGAAGTGGGCAGGGGTATTGGACAGCTATTGATGATAAAAACTGGAAATACACAGATCAATACGGTAACTCAACAACTGATGTTAAAAATCCAGATGGCTCATATAAATATGGCTCTAAGTGGGATTCCAGTGCTGGCAAATGGGTGGGCACTGATAGTTTAATAGATACAAAATCAGCTTATGAGGAAGCAATTAGAAATCAGCAGTTTTATCAAGGATTAGCGGATCAGCAAGCAGAGGCAGAACGCCGTGAAGCAGAACGTCGATCAGCTATTGAGGAAGCTTATGCAGCTCAACGCCGTGCAGAACTGGAACGCCAGCAAGCACAGATAGGCCAGATCAATAACTTACGTCCGGAATACAATCAACAAGCTGAAATGACAGCCCAGCAGGCTTATATCAATAAGATGTTAGCCGAGAAAGGATTGAACGAGAAACTGGCAGCTAACGGATTATCAGGAACAGGTGTCAGCGAATCAGCTAAAATCTCAAACGAAAATAACTATGGCAACTCACTCAATCAAACCTTGCAGGCTCGTGATGATGCATTAAGAGGACTGGACAATCAGATACAGGCAGTACAGTCAGGCGGTAATGCAAATTTATCAGCGATCGAAGCTGCCTATCAGCAACAGGTTTTAAATGCCTTAGAGCAGCAGCGTCAAGAAGAATGGCAGATGAAACAGTATCAAGATGCAATGGCTCAGCAGCAGTGGCAGAATCAGTTTGCTCAAAATCAATTTAATACAGCTAACAGTCAATGGCAGCAGCAGTTTGACTATCAACGTCAGCAAGATGCATTAGCAGCTCAGCAGGCATTGCAGGCAGCTGCTTTAAGGTCTTATTCGGGTAGCGGCTCTAAATCATCAGCAAGTAATGCCGGTACAACAATGAAAATTAGTGATGCAGAAAAGATTATAAAAGCAAACCAAGAAAACGGTACTCTACCACCACAAGAAGCTCTTGATATTTATTCTAACTACTATGGTTTTAGTCCAACTTTATATAATGAGGACAGTGTCAAACAAGCTCAGTCTTATGTGAGACAAGCAATCAATCAGGCTAAGCAGCAGGGATTGCAGTGGGATAATAAACAAATTGCTGAATATATAAAAGCTTATCAAGCAGCAAGAGGATTATCGGATAATGATGCAATAGAATTAATGAAAAGATTAGGAATATAGGAGGTCTATATGGCTAGAACAGATCAAGAATATCTTGCAATATTAAAGGGTATTGATCCTGACAAAGCAGGTCGTGAATATCGTAAAAAATTACAAGCAGCTCAGCAAAAACAGCAAGCCTTAGATAATAGACAAGCTCAAGCAATGAATCAAGGGAGTACTCAATCGAGTGCTCCTTTATTGCCTATAAGACAACAAGCAGCTTTACCTGGTCCAACCAACAATCAGTTATCTAATGCTATCCTTATGCCAAATAACGTGCAAGTTAAAGCGAATCAAGCAATGATCCAGCAAGGGTTACAGCCGGCTTATTTGGGACAAGCACCCACAATCACACAGCCGCAGCCATTACCTGATCCATCTACTCTGCAACGAATAGGCTCGGGTGCTACCGGTGTAGTAAAGAGTATGTCGGCCACTATACCAATGTTTGTTGATACTGCAGCTCAAACACTCGAAAACAGATACAAAGACAGTCAAAATCATTTTTATACCAATGCTTATAAAGAATATCAAAATCTGTATAATCAAGTTGAAGCATATAAAAAGCAGAACCCTGATAGTATAAAAACGATTGCAAAGATTGATCCTACTGATCCTAGAGGTGTAAGAAAAATCACTGTTACTGAATATTCTCCAGAATTGCAGGCGTTAATGAATGCAATGAAAGAAAAAGAGGATTTTATGAATTTGCAGAGGGATACCACGCCTGTATCAAGTGATTCTTTAGGCATGGAAATGTATAGAGATGCAAATAAAGATAAAGAATACGCTTTACAAGGCTTAGGATATTGGGATAGAATGATTGGCTCCACTTTGATGAGTGTGGGACAGAATGCTTTAACGTTACCATTTGCTACTGTAAACCCTGCTTTATCTCTTGGCATGATGAGTGCTAATGCTGCTAGCGACAGGATGGGTGAATTAAATGAGCAAAGAGTATCTGCTGGTGAAGCATTAGGCAGAGGTTTGCTATCAGGAGGTATAGAAGCTGCTACTGAAAAAGTATCACTAGAAAGTTTACTGAATATAGCTGATACAGCACCAAAATCCATAAAAGAAGCACTTTTAAACACCGGTAAGCAAATGGTTGCAGAAGGATCTGAGGAAGGAACTTCTTATCTGTTAAACGGTATGGTGGACCATGTTGCAAATGATCCTGATGCTGAGATGTCTTTTATAGGCTTAGGTGAAAGCATGTTAGGAGGTGCTTTAAGTGGTGGTTTGATGGGCGGCGGAGCGAATCTAGTTGGCTATGCAAAAGGTAGTAATAATGTATCTTTTGAAGATTCAAAACAAGCTGTAACATTGCCTTTAGGTCAGCAGTTAGTAAATAACAATATAAATCAAAATTCTCAAATAGAAAATACAAGCCCTCAATTGAATCAGGAAAACTTATCAAATGAGCAGATCGACACTAACAAACCGCAGCCATTACCGACAGCCAAGAAACCTATGTACAAAGCCATTCCATTAGCTCCGGATTATGCGGCACAGCTTGTCGGACAAGATACCTATAACACGTTGCAGCAGATTGCTAAAAAGGCGAATACAACGGTATCTATCGTACAAGGTAAAGGTTATGACGGTTACTATCAAGATGGCAGAATCTACATTAATGTGAATAGTGATAAGCCTGTCTTAACAACCATGAAACATGAATTGACGCATCACATTGAAACTTCTGATTCTTACAGTGGATTACAGCAAATGATGATGAATGAATATTCAAAATCATCAGAGCAAGGGGTAGAAAGAGCAATCAAGAACATTCAGAATGATTATGCTGATCGAGGCATTGAGCTAAGCTATGAAGATGCAAGACATGAATTCGCTGCTAAGTATGTAGAAGAAAAGCTGTTCACCGATGAAGCATCTATCAAGAAACTTTATCAGGAACAGCCTAATTTATTTAAACGCATTTATGAATGGATTAAAGACAGCATTAAGTATGTACGTTCCAGTAATGAGCAGCGCGCCTTAATGGACATGGAAAAGCTTTATGTTAAAGCAATGAACGATACCTCAACTCAAAAAAGGTCTGATACAAGTTACTCTCTAAATTCAAAGACGTTTAATGATATAGTAAATCAAGAGAATGTTGTAAGAATGAATGACGGAACTTATGCATTTAAAGTTGATATAGACTTGAATCAAGGTAACACATTATCTAAGAAAGAAATTGCTTCTATTATTCGTTCGTTAGGACCGCAAATAGTTACATTGGATGGGGATGTTATTAATATTAATAAGTATAGTGGCGGGGAATATGCGTATGGTAGTAGCACATCAAGTATGTATTCAGATATTGTTAATAAGAAAAATAATATTGCACCCTATGTAAAGAAAGCTATACAAACATCTAACTATGAATATAGTCAAAACAACGATAAACTTACAGGAACATCAAAAAAAGTAGCTCCAGATGGATTTGATAAACGTACTGCGAGAATTGTAGACAAAAGCGGAAATATATATGAATTAAATTTGGTTATAGGTATCAATAAAAATTCTCTATCTCCATATTATGGAAAGAATTTTTATGATATAAGTGAAATAAAAACATCAGCACTCAAAACAGCGTCACCCGAAGGATTAGCATTACACAGTGCTGATGTCACTAATAATATATCCAATAATTCCGAAAGTGTCAAGACAGATATGCAAATTGCCTTAGAAAAAGCTGGATTATTAGATTCAAACAAAAAGCCTTCTATGGGAAAATCCCTTTCTGATTATGATCAGATGCTGAAGGAGTATGGTGCTATCAAGCAAGGTGAAAATCCCGCAAGAATCAATCAAGTACCTAAGAAAACATCAGATAAAGATGTTACGAGCCTTTATGCCAGAACCGTAATGGAATCAGAAGTTACACCAAATGATGTTGTGAATGATTTGAAAACAGAGATTGCAAATGGAAAGATGAGCCATGAAGTAATATCAGATAAACAATCTTTAAAGTATGCGGAAGATATGCTGAATAATTACGGTTATCAAAAGTCTAAGGCTGTCTGGGACGATATTGTAAATGGTCGCACTCTAGCTGATAAAAATTCTATTGCTCTTGGACAGCAGTTATATAATCAAGCTGTCAACAGCGGCAATACCGCAGAGGCGATGAAGATCGCTTCTGAGCTGAGTGTACAAGCTACAAAAGCAGGGCAAACAGTACAGGCATTTAGTTTGCTAAAGAAAATGACACCTGACGGACAATTATATTCACTACAAACGATCGAAAACCAGTTAAATCAAGAATTGTTTAAGAAATATGGGAATAAAGTACAGCCGGTTAAAATTAAGGAGGGCATGGCTAACGATCTGCTTAATTCCGTAACCCATGAGGAAATGCTGGATCGTGTGGATAACATCAAACAAGATTTAGCGGATCAGATGCCTGCTACTTGGATGGAAAAATGGAATGCTTGGCGTTACTTGTCAATGCTAGGTAATCCTAGAACTCATGCAAGAAACATTGTTGGCAATGCGTTATTCATGCCGATGAAGCAGATGAAAGATATAATAGGTTATGGGCTTGAGAGTGCCTATAAGAACACTCTTGGTACTGAAGACTTTAAAATGAGTAAGTCTTTATTGAGCAAAGCGGATCAGCAGCTAGTTCAATGGGCTAAGTCTGATTATGAGCAGTATAAAGATGCGGTTATGGGCGAGAATGGCAAGTATCAGGATAAAACAGGCATTGAAAGACAAAAGCGTATCTTTAAGAGTAATGTGCTTGAATGGCTGAGAAATATTAATTTTGCCGCACTTGAAAAAGAAGATGCGTGGTTCTCTAAGTATCACTATGCCAATAGCTTAGCACAATACTTAAAGGCTAATCAGATCAATCCTAGCACAGCATCAGTGTCTGTATTAGATGAAGCTAGAAATTATGCCGTTCAAGAAGCTCAGAAAGCTACATACCGAGATAATAGCTATTTCGCACAATGTATCAATAACATGAAGAATAAAAACAAACTGTCTCAGGTCATTGGTGAGGGCTTTATGCCATTCACAAAGACCCCTATGAACATCTTACAACGGGGAATGGAGTATTCACCTGCAGGAGTTGTAAAGGGCGTCTATGATATGCTTACGAATGTGCAAAACGGTACAATGACACCGAATCAGGCAATTGACGAGATAGCTTCAGGATTAACAGGTACAGGTTTATTCTTATTAGGCTCATGGCTGTCGTATATGGGCATACTGACAGCGACAGGTGAAGATGATGATAAGAAAAAAGACAAGTTCGATCAGGCTATGGGCGCACAGGATTATGCGATAAAAATAGGTGATGTTTCTTATACAGTAGATTGGGCAGCTCCTTCATCGATGCCGATTTTCATGGGTGCTTCTTTATTTGAGGATATGCAGAATCAAAAAGGTTTCTCAGTTACAAATTTCATTGACAGTGCAGCAAGGATCGCCGAACCAATCATAGACATGTCAATGCTGCAGGGTATTAGTTCCACGATCAAAACCGCAGGATACAGTGACAGTCCTTTAACTGACATACTAATTAATATGGCCAGTAATTACATGTTACAGGGAGTGCCAACGTTGCTTGGACAAATCACAAACATTGCAGATGGTACACGCCGTGATCCGTATTACGTAGATAAGAACTCACCGATTCCTGAAAAACTGCAAATACCTATTAATCGAGCGCTGACTAAGATTCCGTTTGCGAATCAATTAGTACAGCCTAAGCTTGACGTATGGGGCAATGAACAGAAAGACAGCTTACCGGAGCGTATCTTTGAGAACACAATATCACCTGGTTATATATCCACAGATAAACGAACCGATCTTGAAAAAGAATTAGAACGTCTATACAAAATCAATTCAGACTACAACACGCTGCCATCCTATCCAAGCAAGTATTACACAGTCAACGGTGAGACTAAGAACCTGACCGCAGCTGAATACAATCAGTATTCAAAAGAGGTAGGACAGACATCCCAAGAATTATTAGAGGATACCATTTATTCAGCCTATTATAAAAAAGCCAGTGATGAACTGAAAGCCAATCTGATCAATGATGTATATGAATACGCAAAGCAATCAGCCAAGTTGGAACTTACACCGGGATATAAAGCTGACAAGTGGGTTACCAGTGCTATGGAAGCTGACAAAGTAGGCATTGAAGTAGATGATTTCATCTATTACAACAACATCAAGGGTAACAATTCAGAAGATATTCAGAAGATGCTGAATGATTCCGGTTTATCAAGAATACAGAAAGCCTATATGTATAGAGTGTTAACGTCTTCCAAAAAGAATCCTTATGAATAGAAAAAGGTGCAGGCTCTTTTGGACTTGCACCTATTTTTTTATTTAACAAACTTTTTGTAATCAGCATATACCTCTTGATACCATTCTGTTTGATTCTTTATAAATTCTGCTGTATTCTCACTATTTGTATTCAAATCACCAAGAAAATAATCAACTGTTGTAAGCATTTGGTTTAATATATCAATGTTAAATTCAGGAAAGTATTTTGGTAACTTTTTAGTTTCTACAAACTCATCAAACCATGCTTTAATTTCAACAACATAAAGACGAGCATCATTGTATTCTTCCTTGAAACATGTACTGTCTGCATAACTCAAACTTTCAAATTGATTATACATATCATCAATTTGTTCATATACATACTCGATATATTTTTCTTTCTTAATATTTCGTGCTGTCTCTTTTAAATCATCATGAAAGAAAGTGGTTAGTTGATCAATGTATCCATTTAAATTGTATGCTTCATCAATAGCTGTATCAAAATTGCAAATTAAATCATATTTTTCTGTTTTTATTAAACTACCGTCATTTGCAAATGAATATAAATTATCTAAAAGTCGAATTTTACCTACAACCATATCACCGGAATCGGTAAAAAAATATTTTTTTCCGTTGATTGTTTGCCATCCAGTTTGCATTATACCGTTGAAGGGATTCAACCAATACCACTTGTTTCCATCAGCTGCCCAACCAGTTTTCATTGCTCCGGTTTTATAGTCCAGATAATACCAGCAATTCATACTGTCTTTGATCCATCCGGTTTTCTTTTGACCGTTTTCATAAAAATAATAAATTCCATCTTCTTTAATCCAGCCTGCACTTTCTTCAGCTTTTATAGGTGCAGATGTAAACAACATCAACAATGCTAATACTAATGCGGATATTTTTTTCATATTTTCCACCCTCCGAATTTACTTTTATTATATCAAATAGTAAACATAATTAAATAGACATTTTAGATAAGTATCTGATATTCTTTAAGGTGATTTTAAATATTATCATTCCACTTGTTGTATTCGACAAAAAATTTTGATTTCATAATATATAATAAATAAAATATATAGAAAAGGGTGGCAATATGGAAAAAGACATCTATGAATTTTTGGAGGAGTGTGAACTTGATTTAGTGCAACAGTTGTGCCAAGAATATCCTGAATTGACATTAGATCAGATTGAGAATATTGTTGAGGATTTTAGCATTGAAATTAATAAACAAATATTATACGATTGAACAGGTCTTTGCCATTAAGGTATAGACTTTTTTAATAATGAAATCCTATAAAAATGTGTTATAATATGCGTGACTATTTCAATTGATTTTAATCGATTTAGTAACAAATTAGTAACATATAGCAAGAAAAGCCTATTATATAAGGCTTTATACTTTCAGAGAGGAAATGATTTAATAATTTAAAAAGCCCTGTTTATCGGGCTTTTTTGATGCTTGTTGCATGTTGTTTTAATCAATATCAAAGCATTTAGTAACAAATTAGTAACACTATTTTATATCTATTTTTTGTATTTCAGAGAATAGCTTGTTTAATACAGAATGTGTGTAAACATCATCTGTAATATCATTTGATTTATGACCCATGATTTGCTTACGGCAATAAGGATCAACCTTGTATAATTTTGCCAATGTAGCAAATGTATGTCGTGTATCATAGGGGGTATGATTCCATCCCAAAGATTTCATAAATTCTGTGAAATATCGTGAATAAAAACATTTATAAGCACCATAGGTGGATTTTTTATTGAAGTAGAGATAATCATTGTTTTCGTTTAGAAATTCAATTAAGTATGGTTTAATGAGGTTATGAATAGGGATTTTTCTATTTTTTCCAGCATCGGTCTTTGAACCAGTGATAATGTAAGAAATTATGGTAATTTCACCATCATCTTCATTTTCAATATCTAAATAAATATCTTTTTTTTCTAAAGTATATAATTCAATAGGTCGGCAACCAGTAAAGATGTACATAAGAATTATTTTAGCAATTCTGCTGTTATTCTGAATCAATGCCTGTATTTCTTGTATAGTAAAAGGCTTATGCATTTGTTCATGTTGTTCGCCAGTTGATATATCAATAAATTCACTATAATCATCATCACGTGTAATATAATGATTGATTACTGCATATTTAAAAATATCTGTACATATTCTTTTTTTGAGACTTAAAGTTCCAGCCACCATACCCTGTGCTTTTAAACCATCTATGATTGTCTGCATATCTCTTAATGTTATTACATTAATTTTTAAATTATGTAATGGCTTGAATGTTTTAAAATGATAACGCTTCATGTCTGCACTAGTCAATTTGCAATATTTAGTTTCATATAAAATTTCGAAAATATTAGCGAAAGTAGGTATATTTTTGTTCTTTATATTTTTCATTTCTTCATATGCTGATGGTGATAGCTCTCTTACTTCGTTTGATGAAATTTCCTTTTTAGCTTCTAAATTATATAAAGTAAGAGCTTCATTTGCTTCTTCCCAAGTCTCGAAATAACCTATAAATTTTTGTTTAGGCATACCTGTTTCAGAGTTGTAACCATTAAAAATCCTTGCACCATATTGTTTTCTGCGTTTTCCAGAAAGCTTAACCACCGATCCGCTGCCATTTGGTCTACGTCTAAAATTTTTTCTAGCCATATTAAACCCTCCTTGTTAAATTCAATAAAATTTGATACAATTTGGGTACAATAAAAAGTAGGTTTGCAAAACACTTTTATTGTACTTTCACTCATTGGTGCCAGCCATTGAGTGCTTTTTTATATATAATCATGTGATGTTTTAAATAATTGATTTTCACTTTCTATTAAATCTTTTATATCTTTTAATATATTTACTGGAATACATTCACTCATTCCGTATTTTTGCAAAAGTAGATATGCAAACAAGTTAGCTTCTCTTTCTTTTTTTGTATTATTTCTCATGCTGAAACTGTATTGCATACTTTCATTATGACATATACAATGCCCAAATTCGTGGCATTTTACAAAGCAAATCAATGGATACTCAAGATCATCTTTAATAAAAATATTTTTGTTGAAAGTCTTGCCACTAACATTAAGCTTACTGTCATATATAATCGAAATATCATACAGATCAAGTAAAGTATCAATACAATCTGTTGGTGGTAATTCGTCAACGATTCTTTTGATTTTACAATATGTACTTAATGCTTTTCCCATTTTAATCACCTTACTATTTCTTGTATTTTAAAGCGACCAGCTGTATCATTCTCTGTATTTCTTCAGCAAATTCTATTATTTCTTCATCGGTCATTGTGTTTAAATCATAACCACCCATATGTGATACAGCGGGCTGTGATAAAATGAACTCCAAAGCTTTTTGCGCGCTTTCAAAATACGATGGGGGTTCAGTTGCAGGTAAGTTTTCATCAGTATATTCAATATCCATTAAGTCAATAGGAGAAATATTTAAAATTTCAGCTAGTTTAGCTAACTTATCTCTCCTCATGTTTTTTATATATCCTGTTTCCCACTTTCTTACGGTACTTTTGCCAACCCCTACATATTGCGCTACTTGTTCGAGGGTAAGACCCAGTTCCAATCGTCTACTTTTTATTAAATCACTCGTGTTCATATTTTCACCTTCTTTATATTATATTCTTATTATAAATGTGAAGTGTCTTAAATGCAACAATAAAATAAAAAATGTGTCTTTTATGGTTGCATTATGTTTAAAGTGTGCTATAATTTAGGTGTCCTAAAGGAAACAAAAGAGAGGAGGAAATATGAACACAGAATTATTAATGGACGAAATTAAAAAGGCTAACATTAGTTTAAAGGATTTATATGTGATGCTTAATATTAGTCGAAGTTCACTTTATCGTAAATTAACAGGGAAAACAGAGTTTACAAGAAGTGAAGTTGAACAGTTATCAAAGAAGTTAAATTTGTCTAAAGAAAAAATATATGAAATTTTTTTTAGATAATAAGTGTCCTAAAAGATACATATAAGGAGGCGATTATGGATTTAAACGTAAGTATAAAAGAAGCTGCTATTATTTCTGGCAAAGGCGCTTATTTTATACGTAATGCAATTACTAATGGAAAAATGCCCGGTATTGTTGTTAGCAAAGGCAATAGAAGAACATTTGCTATACCAAAAAAGGCATTGCTAGAGTATTTGCGTATGACAGAAGCTGAAGCCGATGAAATTCTGGCAAAAAAAAGAGATACCGCAGCCGACCAAAGCACAGTATCTCAAAGTTGATAACTGTAGTAAATTATCAACTAAATTATAGCACACAAAAGGAAAGGAGGAAATATGAATCCTGAAGAAATGTACTGGCGATTTGTAAATGAATTACTAATTGCTTTAAAAATTAACCGTTACTTAATTATCTTGAATATCCTTATGTCAATCATGATGGTTGCACTGGTGATTCGATATGGAAGATAAAGAATTATTCAATTTACTCTACAAGCAAATTGAAGATAGATCAGAAATTTTAAAGGCAATCTTAAATATAAGTTTGCTTATGAATTTACTGCTACTAATCATCACAGGCTGTTTGATCCTATTACATATCCAATTAGGATGAGAACTATTGCCCACATAAGACACATTTAAGCACTCGGTAATGATTAAATAAGTAAATCATACAATCATCTCAAAAAGATTGTAGCACAAGGAAAAGAAAAGGCAAGGTGAAGAAGTAGTGAATGATAAAGTGAAGAAAGAGATAGAACGATTAAAAAAAGCAGATGCAGTAGATATTGTTTCTGAAATATTATCTAAAGAAATTGACATTTTAAAAAGGTGTTTGTTGTTATCTGTTTTAGTAAATATCGTTTTAATAGCATTTGCTTGTATTGCTTTATTTTCCTAAAAAGGAGGAAATAGCTTGATTATTTTAATTGCTTGGATTGGAAGTGCGATTATATCATATTTTATAGGCATTACAATCTGTAAATATTATTTAACTAAATTAAATTGTAGTTGGATAAAGGGACTTAATGAATTAAAACAGTTTACGATTGATGAAAGGAATAATCAAAATGAATGATCAAAATGAAGAATCTGAATGGTATAAAAAAGAAATTAAGCAAACTAAAGCAAATGCAAAGCTAGTGAGATTCGCTTTGTTCATTTCAGTCATAAGTTTCTTAGTTGCCGTAATTAATTTGATGATAAAGATTTGCAAGTGAAATAAGCAAAGCTAAGATAGAAATTATGATAGCTAAATAAGAGCAGTATTTTTCTCGTTTTCTCTCTTCTGCTTTTGCTAAAGCATCGTTTAAATAATCTCTACCAATAAGTGTTATCAAATATCGATTATCTGGTGTTTTTAAGATGCGATTATCATGTAAATTTACTAAATCGTAGAGAATATCTACGTTACGGAAATATATGATCAATTCAGAATTTTTAGCACCTTCAGGATGCTTTGATAAATAAATCAATATATTCAGCAGAGAAGGTTCTACTTTTTTCATTTAGATCACCTCAAGAAAATTGTAGCATTAATACCTAAAAAGACAAGGAGAAACCAATGATTAAATACATAAGAAAACCAATTTGGCAAAACTGGATAATCTTAGGATTAGTAATTTATTCAGCAGCCGTAACAGTGCAAATTTATAATTGCAATCGTTTAGCCGAGGAACAAACCGAAAAGATAGCGCAGCTACTAAGCGAAAAAGCAGAGCTGGAAGTAATGGGTGAAATTATCAACCCTGTTGTTGAAGCAGATTACTGAACACCTATAAATGGTGTTGAAACTCGTATAGACGATCATCACACACCATTAGAGGCAATCAGCAGCCGTCTCACTCCTCTCGATCATGTTACTTTTTATGAGATGGCTACTGATTATGGAATAGATGCATCGTTTGCACTTGCCACATGGGCTTGGGAAACAGGCTGGGGCACAAGCGAGTTATGGCTCAACAGTAATAACCCAGCAGGCATTACTTGCGGCGCTGCTTATTGCACCTACGAGACACAGCAGCAGGGCTTACAGGCTATGTTTAGTCTTATGCGATATTACGTCAATGAATTCGGTAGAAATACAGTGACAAGTGTGCGTGATCTGTGGAGCGAGAGCGATGATGCTCAACAAATAGTTGGGATCATGGAGGAAATACATGAATGAGTTAACAAATCTAGTTAGCGACTTTTTTAAGACACAATCAGTGATTTCGAGAGAGGCGCTAAGAGCAGAAAAGGAATTAGAAGATTACAGAGACAGTCTTATAGAAGATTGTGAACCCTATCCGACTTGTGACTGGTGCGGAGATGCAATCACAGAAGATTGGTATGAGATAGATGCAGGAAAAACAGTGGATATTGTTTGCCCTGAATGCATTGAAATGTGCAGAAAGGAAAGAAAATGAGTGATAAGACATTAAAAGAAATCAATGCAGAAGCTAACGTACTGACTGATTATAATAATGTGTTCGCAGTGCTTAATGCGATCAATGTGAACGATAAGAAAGAAGAAAAGAATGGTTTATCTTACTTATCTTGGGCGTGGGCATGGGGTGAAGCTAAAAAGATTTATCCTGATGCCACTTATACAATTTATGAGAATGCAGCAGGTTGGTGTTATCACACTGACAATCTGACTTGCTGGGTTAAAACAGGAGTAACGATCAACGGTTTAGAGCATATCGAATACTTGCCTGTAATGGATTACAAGAATAAATCAATACCAGCAGATAAAGTGACGTCTTTTGATGTAAATAAAGCTATCCAGCGATCCTTAACCAAAGCGTTAGCAAGACATGGATTAGGACTTTATATCTATGCAGGTGAAGATTTGCCAGAAGTAGATAAAGGCAAAGAGATTGCAAAACGTCAAGAAGAACAGATGCTTAGATGGAGCGAATACCGAACTAAGTTATCTGATCTGAAGGTTGATTTTAGAGAAGATGAAGATACGGTAAACTACATACTTAAAACTGCAAATGTTAAAAGTCAAGATTTAGACAAAATATCCGTAGAAGAAGCTGAAAGGCTGCTGAATGTTTATCTTGGTATCATAAAGAATAAAGAGAAATCCAAAGAAGTGAAACAAGAAAATAAAAAGCCAGAAGTCAATCCAGAGCAGGCAGAAACAAACAAGCAAGACAACATCAAAGCTTGCATGGCTTATCGTGATGAATTAAAAAAAGTTGGAATAGATTATCTATCATCAAAGGTGGTTGAGTGGTGTAAAAAGAATACAAGAACCGGTATTACCACAATGGACTTAACGAAGCTTAATAACGAGCAGATCATTGACATGATAAATCTATACGCAAGATTACACGCCGAAAAGAAGGCTAAAGATCATGAAAAGCAAGCGCAGTAAAGCCTGTGACATCAAGCGGTCAGTAAAAGAGCGAGTATGGGAGCGAGACGGCCATAAATGTATCTTCTGTGGCAGCTCCTCAGCCATGTCTAATGCTCATTATATACCTCGGTCAAAAGGTGGGCTAGGTATTGAGCAAAACATTGTGACAGCATGTAAAGACTGCCATCACAAGATGGATCAAACAAAATATAGAAAAGAGATGCTCAAGAAAGCGGAAGAACATTTACAAGCTTCATATCCTGGTTGGGATGAAACAAAGCTTCAGTATGATAAATGGGGGTGGATGCATCATGAATGAAAAACTGTATCTATTCAATCCTTTCAACATTAAGAATTGGACTAACGAGAACATTAAGCAGCAGCTTGATGTTCTCATTGATAAATATAATGCAGAAGCATCAACACCTTATGAGTATGCCTTGAATGTTGAGAACCTAGCCAATCAATTATATCTGATCGGTGAAATGATAGCACGTCTTTACGAGGATACAAACCTTTTGAAAAGCGAAGTAGAAAACGAATCAAATCTGCAAGTATATAAACAGCGAGATGTATGGTGCAAAACTAACGAAGGAAAAGCACCGGCCATAGATTATTTCAAAGCTATCGCTAGTGATTTTGTTAAAGATAAGCGTGAAATGCTTGTCAAAAAAGAAAGCGATCTGAAGCGGTTTAAAATCGCTTATGACAGCTTAGAAAATAAAATGAATGCGGTAAAAAAGAAAATCGAAGCTGTCAGATATGAAGAGTTTGGGAGGTAGACCATGATAGAAATACTCAATCTGACCGACTGGAAGAAGATGTCTTACATCAAAGAAAAGTATAGAGAATACGGTAAGCAAATAAGCCAAGACGGAAGAGAATTTAGGCGCCTTGTAGAAGAGTATAACAAGGGGTATTTTAATCATGAACATGAAGATTTTATCGCTCATGACAATGTAAAAGGATATAAATTGACTGCAGATAGCAAAGAGATAGATAAAGCACTACTTGACTACAAAAAACGCGGTATCAATCAGCTTATTAAATACTGCCGTGGTATGAAAGCACGCGGTGAGAATATCAACGTAAGTCTTCTAATCGAGGAGGCTGAACATGGATTATAAATTTACTATCTTAGGTCGTTTAGCTGGTCTAAATGAATACACAGAAAGCAATCGCTCTAACCCTCGAAAGGGTAATAGAGTAAAGCACAAAGAACAGCAAATAGTCAATATGGCAATCAGAAACGCCCATCTCACGCCGATACATAAACCAGTAGTGGTTTACATTGACTGGTATGAAAAAGACAACAGGCGAGACGTAGATAACATCACAGCTGCTAAGAAATTTATCATGGATAGTTTGGTAGAAATGAAAGTGTTGAAAGACGATAGCAGACGATATGTTAAGCAGATTTATGACTGCGTTAAAACTGATACCAAAAACCCAAGAATTGAAGTCGAATTGATCGAGGTTCAGTGATATGAATGAAGGCTATATCAAACTCTATCGCAAGTTTGTAACATGGGAATGGTATGACGATATCAATACGTCTCGGTTGTTTCTGCACCTGTTATTCACTGTAAATTGGCAAGATAAAAAGTGGCATGGGGTTGATGTAAAGAGGGGTTCCGTTATCACTTCTTTATCAAAATTATCAGATGAAACAGGTTTAACGTTAGACCAAGTGCGTGGCTCCTTAGCTAAGCTTATATCTACAAACGAAATCACAAAGCAAACCACAAACAGATATACCATTATAAGTGTTGTTAAATACAATGATTATCAAGTTAATGATAAAGACAATCCCAAACAAAATACCACGCAATTAACCAAACAAGCACCTAACGAACCCCAAACAGACCCCACTCAAACCCCAACAACTAAAGAATTTAAAGAATTAAAAGAAGATAATAATACTTCTTTAAAAGAAAATAAATTAAATGAAATAAACAATCAAGAAGAGCCGACACTTTTTGAATTGTTTGAAGATGAATTTAAACGGCCATTAACACAAATCGAAATCAAAAGGTTATTTGATTGGCAACAAGAGCATGATGAGCAGCTAGTTGTGTATGCGCTGAGGGAAGCATCAATCAACAAGAAATGGAGCTTTAATTACATTGGTCAGATTTTATATGAGTGGCAACGTAATGGCATGACGGCCGAGAAATATGAGGAGCGTGAGAATGATGGATGAAATATATCAACAAGCAATAGCTAAGTTTGGCAAAGATGCTCAGCTTAAAATGGCAATAGAAGAAATGGCAGAGCTTACTCAAGCAATATGTAAATCATTCAGAGAATCAAATAATCATGAAAATATCGTCGAAGAAATCGCAGACGTAGAAATCATGCTTGCACAACTTAAAATAATATATGAGATTGATGAGAGCAAAGTTGAAACATGGAAAGGGTTAAAGTTATTCAAACTTTACAACGTATTGAACGATGCTGATGAGTAAAGAAACAGCCACGTATATAATCATTAAGCATTTCGGTAGTTTTACTGATGAGATAGTAACCACAAGGCAAAACAAGCGCACTGGCGATGTTGTTGAGATAATAGAACCGCTTGCTAGATACTCGGCTCATCCGACAGGATATCGGCACCAATTGGAGCTGCAAGGTTTTGAGGTGATTGGACATTGAACCAACTTGATATATTTGGACAACTCTACAAACCATTCAAGTTCACTAAAAAAGTGCGATTGATTGAATTGTTCGCTGGTGTTGGTAGCCAGGCGATGGCACTTAGAGATTTGGGAATACCATTTGAGCATCATCGTGTCGTTGAGTTTGATAAATATGCAATCAAAAGCTATAACGCTATTCATGGCACTAACTTTCCGACTTCTGACATTAGGGACATACATGCTAGTGATTTAGATATGGCAAATCACAACTACCAATACATCATGACTTACTCATTCCCTTGCCAAGACTTATCCAAAGCAGGTAAGCAGAAAGGTATGAGTAAAGGCAGTGGCACACGCTCTGGGTTGTTATGGGAAGTGGAACGGATAATTGGCGAATGCTATCGTGATAAGTGTTTGCCAGACGTACTGCTTATGGAAAACGTGCCTGAGGTTATCGAAATTAAAAATATTAAAGACTTCTTACAATGGCAAGCGGTGCTAGAAGCTTGCGGATATCAAAATTATGTAAAGATCATTAATGCAAAGGATCAAGGCATACCGCAAAAACGTAAGCGCTGCTTTATGGTTTCAATCTTGGGTGATTACAGTTATTCATTCCCTGAGAATGTGCCACTTAAATTAAGGTTGAAAGATATGTTGGAGTTAGAAGTCGATGAGAAATATTACTTATCTGAAAAGATGGTTAATTTTTTTGCTAAACATAACGAAGAACACAAGAAACGAGGAAATGGATTTATTTGGCAACCTCGAAAACTTGACGGAGTTGCTTCAACAATAAGGGCAAATTCTTCATTAGCCGCTACGGATAATACAGTAATTCAAATCGGAAATTGCATGCCTTCAGCAACTAGGGACAACCCCAATCAAGGTAGAGTTTACGATCAAAATGGTATCAGCCCTACACTGGGATGCATGCAAGGTGGAAATCGTCAACCGATGATAATTCAAAAATCGCACGGATTCAATCAAGGCAGTAAAAAAGCAATGTGTCCGTCAGTAACTGCTAGCTCGTTTGAAAATAATAATTTTCTTGAGTCAGATCAACGAATACGAAAACTAACACCGCTTGAGTGTTGGAGACTAATGGGATTTAGTGATGATGACTTCTTTCGGGCCGCTAAAGTCAATAGTAATAGTCAACTATATAAGCAAGCCGGCAACAGTATTGTCAAGCAAGTTTTAATGGCTATATTTAAGCAGATGATGTGAGGTGATAAAAAATGGAACATACAAAAATTAAGATTGAACTATATAATGATCACTTCCAAAACTATAAGCGATATGCGATTCCCAAAGCACAACTAGTTATTGCTGACATACCATATAATTTAGGTAATAATGCATATGCCTCAAGTAATGAATGGTACGTTAATGGTGACAACAAGAACGGCGAAAGTGATAAAGCTAATAAAGCATTTTTTGATACAGATAATGATTTTAGGATTGCTGAGTATATGCACTTCTGCAGTAAAATGCTGATAAAAGAACCTAAAGAAAAAGGAAAAGCGCCATGCATGATTGTTTTCTGTGCATTTCAACAAATGCAAATGGTGATTGATTATGCTGCTCAACATGGGTTCAATCATTACATACCATTAGTATTTGTTAAAAAAAGCAGCGCACAGGTTTTAAAAGCAAATATGAAAATAGTTGGAGCAACTGAATATGGACTTGTGCTTTATCGTGATAAATTACCCAAATTTAATAACAACGGAAAGATGGTGCTTAATTGGTTCGATTGGGAAACTGACAATCATTATCCAAAAATACATCCAACACAAAAGCCAATACCTGTATTAAAACGATTGATTTCGATATTCACAGATCCAGGCGATGTAGTAATCGATCCTGTTGCTGGCAGTGCTTCAACATTAAGGGCGTGCGCAGAACTTAACCGAAGTTGTTATGGTTTTGAGATCAAGAAAGATTTCTGCAAATTAGCGAAGGAAAAGATGCTGACCGATGTTAATTTAGCATTGAGCATATAGGTCTTATATGAATTTTTTTAAAGATAACATGAACACTATCGTAAATGGCGATAGTTATGAGCTGATCAAATTAATACCAGATAAAAGCATTGATTTAATTATCACAGATCCGCCATATGGAATTAAAAGAGACAAAGGTTATAACGGTTTTGGTACATCTAAAAAGAAAAGTAAAAAGTATGAGGGAGGATGGGATGATGAGACGCCCTCAAAACAATTTTTTAATGAATTATTTAGAGTCTCCGATAAGGTCATAATTTTTGGAGGTAATTATTTCAGCCATTTGCTTCCCCAATCAAATCATTGGGATGTATGGGATAAAAAAGGACAATTTGCGTTTGACAATAATTTCAGTGATTGTGAGTTGATTTATACAAACATAAATGGGAACTGCAATAAATTTACCGTTGTTCAGCAAGGATTTATTTGTGATGGTGATGAACGACTTCACCCGACACAAAAACCAGAAAGGCTGATAAGGATGATTCTTAATAAATACGGTAAGGGATGTGATGTAGTTGCTGACTTCTTTAGCGGTAGTGGAACAATACCATTAGTTGCGAAACAAGAAGGTTATAGCTATATAGCTATTGAAAAGAACGAATATTTTTGGAAGAAATCACTGGATCGATTAAATGGAATAACATCAACTGGTCAAATTTCGATATTTACAGATTTCGAAAAAATGTAAATGAGGAGGTAAAAACATGATAAGAAAAATAATTATAAAAGTAAATGAAAGAGGCGAATTTGATATATTTTCAAAAGATAAATTTTCAGCCCATGAATCAATGTGTTTAGCGAATACATTTTTAATTGCTGCCGCAGAAATAGAAGGTGTTGAAATTGATGAAATGCAAAATAGAATTGGTGACTATGTAAAAATTGTCCGTGCGGGGTTAAAACCGGAGCTAAAACAATGATCAATCGTGTTGTATTAGTGGGTCGTATTACTAAGGACCCAGAATTAAGAAAGACTCAGTCAGAACTTTCTACTGTTTCATTTACGGTTGCCTGCAATCGCCGTTTCACAAGTCAAGGACAGGAGCCGCAAGCTGATTTCATCAACTGTGTCGCATGGCGGCAGACGGCTGATTATATGGCTAATTATGTAAAAAAAGGTGCATTGTTGGGTGTTGAAGGAAGAATTCAGACACGCAATTATGAAGATCAGACAGGTAAACGTGTCTATGTGACAGAAGTTGTCTGTGATAGTGTACAGACCCTTGTGAGAGCTACAGATTCAAACGCTGGCAACAGTTATAGCACAGCGCAAGCAAATACTTATACTGCACCTGTAAGTGATCCAATGGATAATTATAGCGGTGTTGCGATTAATGATGATGATTTGCCATTTTAGGTAAATGAAAGAGGTGATAAAAAATGAATAAAGAAGAATGCGAAAAAGCTTCTGAAATAATAAGTGAATATATGTTTACATCAAACGAATATACACCATCAGTAGATATGGCACTTGAAGCATTAACTTTAATTGATAAATTAATCGCTGAACACTTTGAAAAACCACCTTTGAAAGAAAAAGCTGGTTTATTAGATGAATACAAATGTGAATTGAATTGGGAAGATAAAAATGAATGTAAATATTATTTATATTATGATAAGTTAACAGATTATATTTATACGGATGCTAATTGTTCTTGCCAAACACAAGGTACATTTTATTTTAAATCAAAAAAAGATGTCAAAGAATTTATCGAAAAAGCTGGCAAGGATAACATCAAGCGATATATGTTTGATGTGTGGGAGTAAATATGAGAATCAAAGAGGGAGACTATATCAATGGATACAAAGTCGAGCTGGTATTAAGAAGAAGTAACCCTATAAGTTACTTAGTCACATACTTTTGTCCATTTTATCAAAAGCCACAGAGTGAGCAGCTGACAGATGATGATGTGGTTACATATATGAGTAAGGGAGATTTTAATAAGATGTGTAAAAAGAGTGGAGGTATCGATGGCAAAAACAGATGAAGCATTAATCGCAGATGCTCTTGTCAAATTAGGTGTTGATTTCCCGCAGATAAACTTTAAGCCTAAATATAGCGATAAACTTCAGCGGCTTGTAATCTATGCAAATATCGGTGATAAAAAGATAAGAGTATATCGTGCAGCTGGATCATATGCAGTTGGCGCTCAATCAGATAATCGATTGCGGGCGAAGCCATGCGGAACATACTGGGATATGCAGATGTATTTGTTTAGGATATTGAGAGAGTGGGGGTTGATCTAATGCTTACTGAAAAAGATAAAATTGAGCAATTCAAAAGAGATTGCAAAAGCAATGACTATTACACAAAAACAATTCTTGAGTGCAATGAAAAAATTGAAGAATTAGATGTAAAGCTAAATGGTCTTGGATGCCCAAACGGAAATGATGAGCCAAAATGTGAAAATGCAGGAGATCCATATAAATCAAATAAGTTAGCTTTAATCATGCAACAAGACCAAATCATCAAAGAGAGAAATGAATGCATAAAAAAGATTAATTCTGTTAATACAAAGCTTATGAAGATACTTGACCCAGTTGATAGACAAATAATCATTGAGGTATACATTGATAAAAAAAATCATCAGCATGTCGCTGATAAATATCATAT